TTAATTACGGCTCAAACGTATTAGCACTCAGCACTGTACAGGGCGGAACAACGTATTATGACACGGTTAAAATTACGGATGGTAATGTTGGGGTCGGGATATCGCCAACAGTAAAAATCCACGCATCGCAAGGAGGCGAACCACCTGCTGAAGGGATGCTAATTCTTGAAGCAAATTCGTCCTCGCGTCAGCTACGCATACAACCGCCCACTAACGCAGACAATGGCTTCTTCGATGCGCGTGGCGGCAATATGACATTTCAAGATGATGGGGTTGAAATATGGCGTTACAACGCTTCTACGTTTAGCACATCTTCGGGTATTAACGTGGGCATTGGCACGGCCTCGCCACAACGCCCTTTGCACATTGATGGCACGGAGGGAGTTGCACGATTCACTTCAACAGCCAGTGGAAATAACGGACTTGAAGTCGGTATCGGAACGTCATCCCAAGCGTTTATTTGGCAAGCGGAAAACTCGTATCTCCAATTCGCTACTAACAACACGGAAGCGATGCGGATTGACAATTCTCAAAGGCTTATTGTCGGTAATAATGGCGTAGCAGGTGATGCGTTTAATATCTCCAACGGTGGTGCTGAACAGTTGGAAATCGGCACGTCCTCTGGTTACGCTAATTTCCAATCGTATAACCGATCTGGAGCGGCATATATAGCGACAGAGTTTAGAGCGTCTGAGATACGTTTTGATACGGGTAGCAGTCCAGCGCAGGCGATGGTGATAGATTCGTCAAAGCGCGTTGGAATAGGAACGACCTCGCCTACAAAAGTTCTTTCGGTGGTCGGTGACGCTGTTTTCGATGGCCCAACGCAAACAATATCGAGTGCGGGAGCAGGTCGCGTAGGAGCGACTCTAAATTTAGATAGCAACTACTCGTTTGAGACAGGCTACAGCCAAAATGGAGCGGTTTCTGGTACTGATTATTTAGGTGCTGTGTTGTTTAACACTGCCGATACGTCAGGAAACGGTGTAGGTGTAGGTGCGGCCATTCGTTCAGCGGTTATTGACAAAAATGGGCGTTACTCGCTGGATTTTCACACTACGGGAAACAGTGCCTCAGAAGGTGATGATGCCCTGCGGATGCGAATTGATTGTTGTGGAAAAGTGGGTATTGGCACGGCCTCGCCAGAACACACTCTTCATGTAAAATCTACTGCTGACGATGCAGTTGTCGAAGTCGAATCATCTGCATCAAACAGCAACCCTGCGTTTCGATTGAAAAACGACGCACAGGAATGGCAGTGGCAGCTTCGCGGAGCAACTTCTGACTCTCTCGTTGCGTGGAATGTAAGCGCAATCGCAAGCCGGTTTGAGATTCACCCAAATGGAACGACAGCATTCACAACCGCAGACATAAACGTCCTATTCAACGGCACAAACTCGTCGCGCTTGTTGACAGACAATAACGGCGTAGAAATCTACACCGGCGGTTATATATGGGCGGCTCGTCAAGCGACTTCTTTATATCTAAGCAGATCGGGAGCGGCGGGCGAAATTGCCAACTTTCGATATAACGCCGCGACATCTGTCGGATCAATTAGCGTCACCTCATCAGCGACCGCATTCAATACGTCATCAGATTATCGACTCAAGGAAAACCTCTCGCCGATCACAGGCGCAGTTGATCGCGTCAACGCGCTAAAACCTCAGCGTTTTAATTTTATTAATTCGCCAGACGTAACGGTTGACGGTTTTCTCGCGCATGAAGTTTCGCCTATAGTGCCGGAGGCGATTACGGGCGAGAAAGACGCAGTTGATGAGAAAGGCGAACCCGAATATCAAGGCATCGACCAGAGCAAACTCGTCCCGCTTTTAACGGCGGCAATTCAAGAACTCACCGCTCGCATTGAAGCGTTAGAAGCGGCATAAACAGGAGACAAAAAATGGCTTTATATAAACACTCGCACGATATAACCACGAGGTTGCAAGTCGTCCCAGAGATGGAAATAGGCGACGGATCGGTTCAACAAAACGTCATAACTCAAGTCGTTGTGATTTGCCAATGCGTTGACGAGGACAACCCCGACCTCGGCGTTGCCTCGACCGATCCGTGGGTTCCTCTAAATATCGACGATTGCACCGCAGAAGATTTTGAACCTCTCGCCGATATGACGGCGTTACCAGATCGGTGCATAGCGCATTTAAATCAGTGGGCAGATGATCAAAAGGAAGGTCTTGAAAATCAACTCGCCGCAAGAATCAACGCCTCACGCGAAGAACCCGCGCCGTGGTCGGTCGCGTAGTTCGCGCAATTCATCGCATGGGCCTTGCGTTTTTAGACGCAATGACAAGAGCATTTAAGCGGTAAGCAATTCAGCAAAACTATCATATTTTTAGTATATTATTTTTATACCTTAACCCCTTTTAAAAGAGGATGACGCAATGAGTAATGACGCAAAAAGCAACGACGCAAACGGACAAGCCGAACCGCAAGATAATGCGAAACTGATTGAGGAAATGGAGAAAGCCCTTAACGAGAGGGCGCAATTTCTCATTGCCAACGACCCGCAATGTTGCCAGTTGCGCGGCGCGTTAGATTATGCGAGCGGCAAATATCAATTGAAGGACAATGACGAGCGAGCAGACGGAGCATCATAATACAGACGCATTAGACACCGCCGGAGCATTATCGACGCTATCCAAAGAGGCGGGGATATTGTTGATAATGCTCTTGGCAGGCGGGACGGCGTTATATTTGGGATGGGATCAAATAAGCGCAATATTTGAGCAACAGCAGAAATTGAGCAGGGCGGTCGAAGAGGTCGCCGAGCAAGAAAGCGAGATCAACGCGCACAATATTCGCATCGCAGAATTAGAAAAAACCAAAACGCGGTTTGAAGTTGATTTGATGCTACTCCGCAAGGACACCGACGAAAACACATATTTTGCAACGAACTGGCCGAGAGGCAATATCGGCGCGTTGCCGGATGATGCAATACAGAACACGCGCATCGACTACATAGAGAAACGGCTTGACGCATTGACGATAAAAATGGATAGCTACGGGTGCGAGTAAATTATGGCGATTAAGTACAGAGGCGAACGGTTCGCCGGATATAATAAGCCTAAACGAACGCCGAAGCATAAAAAAAAGAGTCACGCGGTGTTGATTCGCGAGGGTGGCAAACCTCGGCTTATTAGATTTGGCTCGCAAGGAGTCTCTGGTTCGCCTAAGAAAAAAGGCGAATCTAAAGCATATCGGGCGCGGCGGTTGGCGTGGAAAAAACGCCACGCAAAAAACATAGCAAGAGGAAAAACCTCTCCCGCTTGGTGGGCGAACAAGGTCAAATGGTAATGGCAAAGAAAAAAACAAAACGCAAGGCCAAGCCTCGCAGAAAATCGACCGTCAATGCGGCGGGGAACTACACCAAACCAAAAATGCGGAAGCGTATGTTTTACGCAATCAAGCGCGGCAGTAAAGGCGGGCCGAGTGGGGTCTGGTCTGCGAGAAAAGCGCAGTTGCTCGCCCTGCGTTATCGTGCCGCCGGTGGAGGATATCGAAACTAATGGCTCCGAGGGTTAAACATTACAAGCGGGACGGTTCAGTTTTTCGCGGCAAAACTCACAGGATGCCGAACGGACAAATACATTCCGGCGCAACTCATAACTCGTCAAGCGTCCGCGTTTACCATTTCGGCGACTTGTCGAAACGGGCAAAAGTAAAGGCGCGGAAATCATGGCGAAAATAATCTCATGGCATTGAAGAAATCACAGCGGTCGTTAAAGAAATGGACGCGGCAAAAATGGCGCACAAAGAGCGGCCTGCCGTCCACGCAGGGACGCAAGGCAACCGGCGAGCGTTATTTGCCAGAGGCCGCAATTAAGGCGTTGTCATCTGCTGAGTACGCCGCGACGAGTCGCAAAAAAAGAGCAGATAAAAAGAAAGGGCGCAAAACCTCGGCGCAACCGAAACGAATCGCCAAAAAAGTGCGGCGATACAGAAAGAGGTAAAACGTGGATTTTATAAAAAACAAATTCAACGAAATAAAAAACAAAAAGGCAAGCAAGCGCGTTGTTGTGCTAATAATTGCGGCGGCTCTCTCCGGCCTCGGCCTTTCGTCAGACGTTGCCAAAGATGTCGCCGTCGAGGTTAGCGCACTAATAGATTTTTAAAAATGACAGCTAACAGGCGCAGACCTGTTGAGCCGACGGTTGAGCGGTTGAGCGACAAATGCGTTGCGATTGCTGTGACTCCGACGGGAGCCGATTGGTCGGTTCCAATTCTTCTCGCATCAGATCAGCATTTCGACTCTGCTCACGCTGACCGTAAGTTGATTAAGAAACATCTCGACGAGGTGGTTGCGGCTAACGGTCGCGCCCTGTTCCTCGGCGATTGGTTCGATTCGATGCAGGGCGCGTCAGATCGCCGAGGATCAAAGAGCGCACTGTTGCCGCAGTATAAACGCTCAGACTACTTGAATGCGCTTGTAGAGGATTCTGTGGCGTTTCTGGAGCCGTACGCGCCATATATTGCGGGGTGGGCAGAGGGCAATCACGAAACGTCTATTTTGCGGCATACGGAGTTTGATCTGCTCGGCGCAACGATCAACGAGCTAAACCTGCGAACCGACTCGTCGATTAAGCGCATGGGATATTCGGGTTGGGTTTTTTTGCGTTATGTGCAACAGTCAAACGGAGTAATTAACGACACAAAAAAAGTATATTACACGCACGGATCGGGGGGCGGCGGGCCGGTGACTAAGGGAGTCATTGCGACGAATCGCCGAGCGACGTTTTTGCCGGACGCAGATATAATCTGCTCCGGCCATATCCACGAGGCTTGGTCAATGGAGATACGACGCGAGCGCATAAAATCAAACGGCGCGACGTATGCCGAAACTCAACATCACTTACAACTGCCGACGTATAAAGACGAGTTTGCCGGTGACGGGTCTGGGTGGTGGCACGAAACCGGCAAGGCTCCCCGCCCGATGGGTGGGTGGTTTGCTGATATGACGCGCAAAAAAGTTAATAAAATCTGGACGTATAGAGTCACGCCGCGCCGCGCAGAATAAGAAAGGAGGACAATATGCCGAAGGGGATCGGATACGGTAAAATGGGCGGGAAGAAAAAAGCGAAGCCCAAGAAAAAAAGAAAACCGAGAGGTAAGAAATAAAAAGAGGGGCCGGAATTGTCCGGCCCCTCTTAAGTTTGAGTAAAACACCCTTTTCATTTGTCAAGTTTCCTCGCGGCGGCAATAGCGGCTTCGATTGTTCTGTGCTTAGATGATACGCCCCAAATGCGGCAATTTGACCATTTGGTTTTTTTCACCCGTCCGACGGAATACCGCAACTTGCTGACGGTTTCGTTATTGTTGCGCTGAGAATGATAAATAACAACCGTCTCGCTGTCACTGACCATTGTGTCATTTGTAATACCATGCGCCGCTGTTATCTCTGCGTCTTCGTTGTGAAACATTGATTTAATCATCTTCTTATCTCCTCGGTTAGTAGGTAGCGGCGAGGCCGGATGCCCCGCCGCCGGTTGGGTTATTGGTTTAAAAGTTCAATAAGATTTTTCAGCGTTTTCTCCATGTGAACATTCCATTTTTCGCCGTCGGGAGTAATATACCAGTTGCTTTCCAGCCCGTCCTTGAGAAACCGGAACCGGATTTTTTCAACATTGACCGTGAAATGTGCATCTTCGGGCTGAATATGCTTTTGCAAATGAATACCGGCGTAAGGCATTTCAATTTCAACTTGATATTTTTTTGCTTCGGCTTGCAGTTCTTTGGTCTGAAACATTGCAGGACTCGCAGATACGTTTTGAATTGTTTTGATTATAAAAGTTTCGTTTTCCATTCTTTCCTCGGTTTGTTTTGCGTTAGCGTTATTGCTAACGTCTACAAGAACAATAATCACATACCACAAGTATGTCAACACTTTTTTTAAAAAAAGATGAAAAAAAGTAGCAGAGGCCAAAAACGCGCCTCTGCCACTCGTCCCGCGCCCCCCCCTGCCCGCGGTTATGCGACGCAATTCTTAGGCGTTGTTTTCTGGATCAATACGTTTTTGACTACCTGCGGATTCCAGACACGTTTTCCACGACGGGTTAAGACTCCTCGACGTTGTAATTCCGCTCCGATCTTGCGGTAGGATTCTCCGTTTTCGCGTCGTTGGCGAATCAGAGAAAGAACCTCTTGCTCGTCGGGGTCTACGGCCAACCGTCCACCCTCCAATAAGCGATAACCGAAGGGAACGTCTCCACCCGTCTTCTCTCCTCGCTTACGTTTTTTAGCCATAGCCTCGGCTGTGCGGTTTGATATGTTTAGTTTTAATAATTTACGATAATATTTAATCGGCGCGTTGTCAGAATTAAACCATTCCCAATATTTTTCTCCCTCTAATAATTCAGACGAAACATGACATAATCGGCATAATAAATGCAAGTTTCCCGCTTTATTATTTCCTCCACTGACTCGCGCATTTATGTGCGCCCGTTGTAAAAATTTTGTTTTATAATTACAACGAAAACAACATTCAAAATTTAACCCCTCAAGTCGGCTTGACCAATATTTATATATGACCTCATTCATGCGACGCGCTCCCCGTCGAACACCTCGACGACTTTTGCGTTCACTTCTGCGGTGCGAACTATCGCGTTGTTGATGATCGAATGCGAGGGAGGTATCTCTCGCGCATGGTTGCAGGCCGCGACGGTTACGCGCTCGTAGTGAGCCGTCTGGAGTTTGCCCGCTTTCCACGCCTCGCAACCCTCTGCGACGATCTGCTCTAACGCCGACCACGTTGTCGCTTGTTCTACGCGGTTGGTGAGTTCGCCCATCGCTACCAGTTGCGCTTTGATTGCCGCCAAAATTGCGCCTCTGTTTTTTATGATGTGGGCGCGTTGGTCGGGCGTTAGATTCGACCCGCCCGACATTTTGAGTTGATCGCCGTCGGCCAATTCAAGACCAATCCCTGCCGCGTCGAGTTGACGCAAAAATTTATATACGTTGTCCATCGTTTATATCTCTTCGGTTAGTATTGGAAATCGTTACGAGCGAGCAATGCTTGCCCGTCCTCGCTCAACATGATGCCGCGATATACGCGGGTTCGGTTGCCCCTGCCGCCGACGCTTTCCGGCTTGTATCCGTGCTCGGACATAAGGCGACCGAACCAGACCGCAGACCGATCTTCGCCTGTGTGCGCGTTGTATGCTTCGCGCAGGTCGCTCGTGGTCACAGTGTAGTCACTGCCGATCTCGCAACAGGTGCCGAAAAAATCTATTAACGGGTCTTGATCTTCGCGGTAGCTTGCTGTCGAATCCCGCACCGCGTCGGGCTGTTCTAATCCCTCGGCGCGGTAGAGTTGATAACCTTCAATTAGCCAATTAAGAATACCGCTCGCCTCGCTCTTGAGCCGTGCTATAATCTCGTCTTTTTTACCTGCCGCCGGATGACCTGCCGAGCCAAACTTTACGCCGAACTCTATGAGATGGAGCCGTCGCCATGTGCCGTGGGTGCCGCCTTTGATCTCTGGTTTATTGTTTGTCGCCAGAAGGATTTTATACTGCGGATGGAAGGAGAAATATTCTTTATGGAGAAACCTCGCCGTCTCTTGGTCGCCGGAGACAGTGCGCTTAATTACGGCCTCGTCAAGCGACGACCCTTTATTTGTCTCCGATACCGTTACAAGACGCGCCCCGCGCAACATGGCGAGGTCGTTTCGTATCGACTCGTTGCGCGACGAACTGAGAAACGTATGGGCCGGTGCCGTGCTTAGATAATCGCCCATCAGATAAGCCAAAACTTCAAGTAGGATACTTTTACCGTTCGCGCCTTCACCGTAAAGAATGAACATCGCTTCGCTCGTCATATCGCCCGTTAACGAAAGGCCGAGGTATTTCTGGAGGTGGCGTATCACGGCTTCGTCCTCGCGCAATATCTGCCCGACGAACTCGCGCCAGTGCGGACAAGTCGCGTCGGGTTTGTAGATCATGCGCGAGCGTTGGGTCAAGCGGTGCGTCGGGTCGGGGTCGAGCGTTTCGCCCGTCAGCAGGTCGACCGTAGTGTTCGCGGCGTTATACAAAAACGGGTGCGTGTCGAGATCGGAAACGCCGCAGACGATTGACGGGTGCGATTGCGCCAGTTTTATCATTGCGTTTACGCGGACGAGCGACTCGCTCGACAGACTCCATTTCTCGGCAATGTCAACGCCCTGTTTATCGACGATGCCGGTGCGTTCCTCTGCGCGTATTGTTCGCGCCGTGTCGAGGGCCATTTCTTGGATGCGGGTTTCGGTGTCGAGTCGCCACCGCACGCCGTCCCAAAGATGCCAACCCTGCTCTGGAACGTATAATATTTGCGAGCCGTAACGGGCCACAAGACGGTCTCTGTTGCCGCCGTCGGTCATCGGTAGACCGACAACGCTATATCCACCGCCGGACGGCGTAGAGGCCGACTCAGCGGTCACGCCGAGGTCGGGGTCTATGGTTGACGGCATGGGCGGCGCGGGTTCGTATCGCATCATGCCCTGCGCGATGCGATCAACTTCGGTCGCGTCGAGTTCGGGCGAACAAAACTGTTGATTGTATTGGTGAAGCATCGCGGCGATCTGTTCCGCGTCAAGACCGCGACGGCGTAGCGATCCGGCTATAGATGTCAACGTAGCGTTGCGCGATCCCTCGGCGATCACCTGCCCGACTTCGCGGTCTATTTGCTCCCCTGTTGCCGCCTGTCGCGTTGTGCGTGTCAACTGGGGGCGATTGCCCTGCTGTAGTTCAACGAGCCTCTCAAGGCCATTGGGCCAAGCCTCGGCCAGATCGACGGGCGCGTAGTCATCGTAATGAAGGGCAAGCTCCCACTCGTATCTACCGCCGCTTGCGTGATTGCTCGGTTCGGCGAGGATATACCCGCCGTTGTTTTTTATGTCGATACCCTGCGCGACATCATTCTGAGAGTGGAGGCGCGGCGTATAATTGACGATGATGTGTTGCCCGTTGCCGCCTGTCGTCTGCGTTGGCGTGTCTGGGATGGGGCCGACGGTCTGCTCCAGTTCGCGCCAAGTAGCATCGCCGTCGTGACGCGGGTCAATATCAATCGCTGTAATGCCGGACACCTCGCCGGTGCGGATGCCGACGTTCGCGTGGGGTGATTGGCTCCACCAATCCTTTATCTGTTGCTCGTCGGTCGTAGCGTCGTTTAGACCGCGATAGGTCATTGGATGTTTTCCGGCGTTGCCGCATTCCTCGCCGCAACTACACGTTCCTCTCGTCGTTATAAAATGGCAGGGGAAAACCTGCCAACCTCGCGCCGCGTATTCAAGCGCAAATTTCCTCTTGATCTGTGACATTGATAGATACCTCAATCCTCGGTTTTTTACGATCAATTTCGAAGTAATGATGGAGCGAACTAATATAGCGCATTGTATCGTCGGGGAGAATACGCGCCTTGACTAATCCGTCAAGAATCGCTTTCTGTGCGCCTCCGGCCACGTTGTCGGGGTCTTTTTTTTTATTCGGTCTGTAGTGCCGGAAAGTAACCTCAACGGGCGCGTCAACTGGCTTGAGTTTCTGCGCTCGGCATTCAAGTGCAACGATCTGCGTGTTGCCTCGTTTTACGCGAGAGTATCTCGACCAGTGCGATTTACTTGCCGCGATTATTTCGTTTAAGGCAGGCAGTTCACCGTCGAGTATAAGCGTTTGATTTATCAAAATAATATAGCCCGACAGCCCCAAGAGGAGAGGGGCCATCGGGCAATTAAGGGGTTTACAGGAACTCTACGTCGTCGGCGGCGACAGTGGCTTGATTCGCCTCCTCTGCGGCCTTTTCTGCGGCGACGTCCCTGCGCGCAGGGATATGATTGTCGAACTCAGCAGGGCGTTCGACAAACTCAACGATACCCCATTTTGGCGCGTAGTTGGTAGATTGACCGGCCTTGACCGGAGTCGTTCCGGTGACAGCTACGACAGGGCATTTCGTCGGGTCGGTCGATTCCGGCAACGCCTGCCACGCGTCGACCAGATCGTCAAATGCCTTGCCTATCGTCAAACCCTGTTTGCCGAATTTCCGCAAACTGCCGTCGAACTCCCCGCCGATCATCTTGACGTTAAAACCAAACGCCGCCTTATGTTCGGGCGTGGGTTGCGGCGGCATACCGTCGGCGCAATGATGCATAACCGAGTCGGGGCGTTTCTCAATGAATGCTGTCCAACCGATTTCGCAGTTGGCGAGGTCGGCGACGAACCGAGGCTTCTCGACTTCGATCTTTTCCGACTCCCATTCTCCGGCGGCGTTCTGTGTGCGCTCGACGGCAAAAAACCGTCCGGCGCGTAAATCCATATCAAGGCGGGGTAGAAATTTGCGTTCGCTGTTCAGATTCAAAAATCCCATGTTGCTATCTCCTTATTTGACGTTGACCCTTGTCAATGATGCTGTTAAGCGTTGCCATATTTTTCCCTCAACGGGCGTAATCTTTCCATCTTTTGGTCGTTGTCGGTTGATTGATTAGTTGATTGATTAGTTGATTGATTTGTTACCTTGTTTTCCTCTAACCATTTATTTACGTCTGACACTCTATACCTAATACAGCCATTTGTTTTCCCGCCCCACTTTATATAAGCCGGACCTTCCTTAAACCAACGCATTCTATTGACCGAACTTACTTTTAGGCCCAAGTAATCAGCAACTTCTTCTGCGGTAAGAAGTTTTTCTAATCCCATGTTGCTATCTCCTTATTTGACGTTGACACTCTGGTCGTTGTCGGTGATTGATTGGTTGGTTTATTTCTCGCGGCCTGCTCCTCTCGTTGCCGCGAACGGGTTAGAAGTTGGTCGGGCGAGCGGCCCCTGCGGTCTTGGCGTTGCGCTTTGCGCTCGCTCTCGCAGTTTTCGCGGCAGACTCCCCAGTTGCCGCTTTCCCCGCCGCTCGCCCTAATATCATTTCACGTCCTAATATCATTTAACGCAATATTTTTGCAGTTCGACACTGCGGCGCGTCATGTAATTTTTAAAAATGTCGATCTCGGTTTCTGTTGCGGCGAGCGTGTAGCCGCACCGCGCATGGTCGGAGCAAATCCATTTCCCCATGCGTGCGTAAATATACATTTTTTCAGCGCAGTAGGGACAGGGTTTTGTTTTCATCTTCCGGCCCCCATCGCATGAGATAAAACCTCGGCGAACCATTCGATGCTTAGGTATCCGATAGCGATGGCGAGAAATGCCTTCGCGTTGTCCATAAAAGTTTTCAATGTCAAGCTCCTCGGTTTGTGGTGATGTTATTAAAGATATATATACGGCTACTTGCTGTCAACCTCTTTCTTCAATTCAATTCGTTTGACTTCGCTGACGAGTTGCCGCGATACGCCGAGCGTCCGCGCAATCTCGCTTTGACTCATTTCGCCCGCGTCGAGCAGTTCAAGAATAGCGCGACGAGTCGCGCCGTATCTGCTCGGCGCGGGGATATTATGCGCGTTGTATAATTTCCTTTGGTGGTAATAACTCAACCCTGTCGCCCTTTGTATATCGGCGGCGGTCTTGCCCTGTTGCCGCAGGGCAACGGCGCAACCGATTGCCGCGATACGCTGAGCGACGGCAATGTCTTTTTGAACTCGTTCTTCTTTTTTGGTTGCCATTATGCGCTCTCCAGTGCCGATTCTGCGGCGTTTTCAATGTTGGCCCACTCTTGAGCCGTAAAATACTCCTCGTCGTATTTGTTGCCGTCATCGTCGGCAATTTCTCCGATCCACCATTCGGCAGGGTCTGCGGGGTATTCGTTATAACGGCAGGCGGGCGAGCCTCCATCGGTTCCGATTTCAATCGTTAGGTCGGGGCCGTTCTCGTCGCGGTCGTCGAATGTATAGGTAAATGTCATGGTCAAGCGTCCTCGGTTATGAATAACTCGGCAACATTTTACCCGTCAGTTTTCGACGGATTTCTGTTGTATCTGTTTCCGATAAGAATTCAATAAAATAATCCTCAAAACGTCGTTTGTTTCTGGCCCTATAAAGACGGGTGTATTTTTTCTTTTCTTCCGTTGGCAGGCTGTGAATAAATTCTTCAAAAATTTCGGCTTGTTCTTCGGTGATATTAGGATCGGTCATTTTCTTCTCTCCTCGGTTGTGGCGAGGGGCCGGAACCCCTCGCCGGTTGCGTTTATTGTTCGTTACCGATGCCCTGCGCGTAGAATGTCGAGGGCATTGTCTGAGGTTGTGGTGTAGGCTCGACGGGTGCGGCTTCTTCCTTCGCGCCGGTGAAAATATAAGGCTTGTCAAACTTGCCGACGTTGACGCTGATATACCAACCGACATCAAAATAATCGGTCATAATATCGCTGTTGTCGTGGTTGCCGTTGTTTATCGCGGGAATAACTTCCGACAAAAATGCCTTTGCTTTGCCGGTGTAGTATTCTTTATAGTGATATTCGTTTACCTGTATGTATCCGCGTTCCTGTACGGGGTCTAAATCACTGTCGGCGAAAAAATCAATCTCTCCAGATTTAATATTGAGACAGAGCGTCATGCCATTAAGAACGCTTAAGGTCGCTTTTATGCCGTGACGGTTGCAGATTTCTTTTACCTTCGGTGCGATTTCTTTTTTCTTATCTTGACTCATATAAGCCATTTTTTCCTCGGTTCGTTTTACATTAGCGTCATTGCTAACGTCTACAAGTAATATACAGCCTGTATTTCCCTTGTCAATACTTTTTTTAATAATAATCAAAAATAGTTTGGCGAGGGGTCGAAACCCCTCGCCAGTTCGGCTACCATAGATGAGCCGACGCTGTGCATAGTTCCTCAATCAATCGAAGCTCTGCCGGTGTGGGGTCGTTTGCGTAATTCACGCGAGTGTATTTTCTGACATAGCTATCTAAACCTCGACGCATTTTCTTGGTCATTGACGGTTTCCAAAGCAAGGCGTTTTTAACTGCCCATTCCCATGCGCCAATCTCCGACTTCAATCGCGTCTCACTTTGACGTTTGCCGAGGCAATGGCCTAACTCATGCAAGGCCAATGCGTATGTCGTTGGAGATTTGACCGTCGGTATTTCGATATATTTTTTTTCTTTACAGGCCCAACCGCGATTTCCTTTTGAAGCAATTATTTTTATGCCGTTTTCATTTGCTATTTTTGTAATGTGAGCCTGCATTTCCGCTGTGTTCATTTCCTTCTCTCCTCGGTTAGTGGTTAGCGGCGAGCCCAATGCCCCAACCTGCAATCCTCGCAATCGCATGGTTTTACAAGTGACAGGCTTTCTTCAATCTTTTCAAGTGTATCCTCTCCGAAGCAGTGTAAACCTTTTTCTTCAAAACAATACCCTTTATTTAACCAAACCAAAAAACTGCTTGGTGTAAATGTTCCATCGAGAGGGTGATAATAGCTTTCTTCAATTTCAATTTCGTCTACTTCTTTGCGATCTTTCAATTGGTAAAACTTTTTGGTGTCGCTGTGCGACATGTGAGCGGCGGACTTAGGCATTGTTAAATCTCCTCGGTTATGGCGAGGGGTTCCGGCCCCTCGCCGGTTGGTTTAGATCGTGCCTACGAAAAAATCATCTTCGTCAAAAATCTTTATTGTCCAAACTCCTTCGGGATCGTCGGCGTTTTTCGGCTCGGCGACGTACGTCCAATCGTCTTCCTCGTTGTTGATCTTCGCCATTTCAATGGCGTATTCTTTTGTGTGATTTCCGGCAACGTTGAAAGTTTCGATGGTTGGGATTTCAATCGTTGCTTCGATTTGCGGCGTTGCCATTTTTTCCTCGGTTCGTTTGCATTAGCGTTATTGCTAATGTCTATAGGGAATATACAGACCTGATTTCTTAATGTCAACACTTTTTTTAAAGAAAGATGAAAATAGTTTGAGCCGTTGCATTTTTATCCGCCACTGCCTATATTACTATATATGCTAATGATTGACAGAACAAAATTAAACGAGGCGATGTCTGAGGCCGAGATCGACAGTTACCGCGAACTCGCCAAAAGAGCCGGAACCTATCCGGCCCTAATCTCTAATATGCTGACGGGTCGCTACAGCCCGACCCTGCGAACCGTTGGGCGGCTTTGTGGCGCGTTGGGTTGCCGACCGGAGTCTATCATAGGATATCACTTCGACGGCGTTGACGCGCCCGTTTAAGAGCCTTAAATTATACTTATACCTCCTTTGGTGGGTGCCGTCTTGGACTCCGGCACAAACCGCTCGGTCAGTTTCTCCTCGGTTACTGATCGGGCGGTTTTTATTTGCCTTAATTGGTTTACATAATACGCGACGATAAACCCTTTCTTTGGTTTACATAATACCGACCATAGACCCATAGGTCACTAAGTAAGCACCAAGTAAACGCATTTTTACTTGGTGACACTTAACCTATTGTTTATTTAATAACTTATACTATTTTATTTTTTTTGGTGTACAAGTAAAAAAACTATACTTGGTGACCTTAAGTATATTTAGAATATAGGACTTATGCAAATGTCACCAAGTAAAACGCCTTTTTTCTCCCGTGTATAGAAAAGCGTTTTTTTCTCTAAAAAAAATCAACCAACGGTTTTTACCCTGTTTACCTGTGCACGGGCCGTAAGTTACTATAAATAAAATAAGTTAAAGTCACCAAGTAAAAAAAATATACTTGGTTCTTACTTGGTTTACTCGTACACCGACCAACAAGGAGGGAAATATTTTCCTACTTACGGAGTGAGTGTTTCATGTGGAACAGTTTACATAAGACTTGTGGAACGTCGAGTGATTATATATATTTTTCGTAAACGGGAGGAATTTATTGCAATTACGCGAGGATATACCAAACTTTTCTTGGGAAGAAGTTTTGTCGGGGTTCAAGCCCGATGCGCGGTTCTGGCTACATATGCAAAATTTGCAAAAATTGCGCGATTGGTGGGAGGCTCCGCTTCGGATTACTTCGGGCTTTCGGTCCCCGAAACACAACGACGCTATAGGTGGCGCGTCTAAATCTCAGCATATGATCTTTGCGACGGATATCGTGCCGTCGGTCAAGTCGCCGCATTTAGGCGAGCCGATACTGCCGGAGGCATTGGACTTAATCGCCGATAAAGCCGAGGAAATTGGTTTTATGGGCATCGGTCGATACGATATATTTATTCACTTGGATATGCGGCCAAAGGTCGCCCGATGGGATAACAGGACGCGCATTAAATAGACCGCTAATAAAGATGGATAAAAAACCGGCCAAAAAAGGGCGACCAATTAAAAAAATAGATGTCGAACAGGTTCGCGCATTGGCGCGGCTTGGTTGCACCTACGACGAGATTGCCGACGTTCTTGGCATGGCTCGTTCTACGTTTGGAAACAAGCTAAAGCAAAAAGAGGTGCGCGAGGCATACGACCGCGGCTTATCAGAGGGCGACGTTTCAATCCGTCGCGCCCAATACGACGCGGCGGTAGGCGGCAAGACGGCGATGTTGATTTGGCTTGGAAAAAACCGCTTGAACCAGACCGACCGCGTGGAAACAAAAACAGAAAACGAAATCACCGACACGACAGGCGCAGTTGACAAACTCCACAGCGCAATTGATCGCCTCGCTCGACGACGAGAGTCGGGCGAGGATACTTAAAGAATTAACGGCAAACGAGGCCGCTGAGATTCTGGAGGACTGGCGGTTCTGGGCGCGTCCCGATCAGATCGCGCCGGAAGGAAACTGGCGCGTCTGGCTTATTATGGCGGGGCGCGGATTCGGCAAGACGCGATGCGGGGCTGAATGGGTGCATGAGCAGATAAGGCAGGGACGCGAACGCATCGCGCTCGTCGGCGAAACAAAAGCAGATGTGCGCGATGTAATGGTTGAAGGGGAGTCGGGTATATTGGCGACGGCAGGCCGGAACCGACCGCTCTACGAGCCGTCAAAGCGGCGATTGACTTGGCCCAACGGGGCGATTGGCGTTTGTTATTCTGGCGACGAGCCGGATCAGTTACGCGGCCCACAGCATGACGCGGCTTGGCTCGACGAGTTGGCGAAATACCGATACGCCGAAGAAACGTGGAGCAACCTCGACCTCGGCCTGCGCTTGGGCGAATCGCCGCAGGCGGTTATTACGACCACGCCGAGGCCCGTTCAGATAATGCGGGAATTGGTTGCTGACGAACTGGTCACGGTGACGCGAGGCTCGACGTACGACAACCTGCAAAACTTGGCCGAGTCGTTCGCCAAGCGCATCGTCGAACGCTACGAAGGGACGCGCCTCGGACGGCAAGAGCTACACGCCGAGATTCTCGACGATGTAGTCGGTGCGCTCTGGTCGCGGGAGATGATCGACGCGCACCGTTTACGCGAAACGCCGCCGCACTTTGAGCGCATCGTTGTCGGCGTTGACCCCGCCGTGACTTCGGGCGAGGATGCCGACGAAACCGGCATATTGGTCGCCGGTATGATTGGCAACCGTGGATATGTTGTCGAGGATTTCAGCGGGCAATACACGCCGCAAGAATGGGCGATACAAGCGATAAAAGCGTATTATAAATATAACGCCGACCGCATCGTTGCCGAGGTTAATCAAGGCGGCGATATGGTCGAGCATACGATTCGTACGGTTGACCGCAACGTGTCTTACAAGGCCGTCCGAGCGGCGCGGGGGAAGATTCTACGCGCTGAACCGATTGCGGCCTTATACGAGCAGGGGCGCATTCATCACTGCGGCACGTTCGCCTCGTTAGAGGATCAACTTTGTATGTATACGCACGACTCCCGCGAATCGCCGGATCGCCTCGACGCGCTTGTATGGGCGTTGACCGATTTGATGATTGGCAAAAACGACGGCGGCGTTTCGCGGGTGCGCGGCTTGTAAACTAAATGGCGCAAATGACTATATATTTTTATTTTAGCGGTAAACGCTAACGAGGAACGCAACAGATGCCAGTTGAATCGACCGCACAATCTTACGACGATATGTCTCCGTTTTGGCAGAAATGCCGCGACGCACACGAAGGGCAGGCCGCCGTCATAGATCGCGGCCCCGATTACGTCCCGCCGCTCGACACACAAACGCCGAACGAATATATGGCGTATATCCGGCGCGGCTTGTTTTTTAACGCGACCGCTCGCACGGTGCAGGGAATGGTCGGTGCTTGTTTTCGCCGGTCGCCGTCTATCGCCGGAGGTGCGGCAGACCAGTATCTTGGCGACGTAACGATGACCGACGACAGTTTCGACGGATTGGCAAAGACGGCGATGCGCGAACTGTTGACGGTCGGGCGGTATGGGTTGCTATGCGATTACAGCGGCGAGGAAAACCGCCCGTATCTTGTCCCGTATGTCGCCGAGAATATTATCAATTGGCGCACCGAGCGCATCGGTGGCCGGTCGGTTGTGACGATGGTCGTCTTGTCGGAGATGGCAAACGTTGAGGATGTCAACGACGAATACGAGCAGACCGAGCAACAACGCCTTCGCGTTCTTTCGCTTGAGAACGGCATTTATATCGTGCGGGTATATGTCAAGGTCAAGAGCGCGGCCTCTCAGCGCGAGCAGTACGTCCTTGTTGACGAGGCCGTCCCTACGGTAGCGGGTGCGCCGCTTGAATATATTCCGTTTGTTTGCATCAACGCGAATACTGTCGGCATGGATATCGAAAAGCCGCCTCTGCTCGACCTCGTTGACGTAAACCTCCACCATTGGCGGCTCTCTTGTGACTACAATCACGGCCTGCATTATACTGGCCTACCGACGGCCATCGCCGCAGGCTTTCCCAAATCCAACGAAGGGTATCGCATAGGCGCAGGCGCGGCGTGGTGGTCAGAGGAGCCGAACGCAAAGGCGTATTATTTAGAGTTTACGGGCGAAGGGTTGACGGCCATGCGCGACGCACTGGCCGAGGATGAGGCGAAAATGGCCGCGCTCGGCGGTCGCTTGCTTGAAAAACAGAAGCACCAAGCCGAGGCCGCCGCCGCGATGCGTATCCGCTCGGCAGGTGATCAAGCGACGTTAGGCGGCATCACCGAAACGCTTGACCGTGGTCTGACGCAGGCCGTCGCTCTGCTCAACGTCTGGATTGGCGCAACGCCGGAAGGGGTCGAGGTCATTCTCAACAACGATTTCTTTGCCGAGCAGATGACCGGCGACGAGGCCGTCAAACTGATGCAGATCGTGCAAGCCGGTTATATGACCGTTGACAACCTGCTTTTCTTGTATGATCGCGGCGAGTTGCTCCGGCCAGAAACGTCGCCCCAAGAGGAACGCGAGATGCTCGACCTACAGGCAGGTATACAAGCGGTAATGCAGGCCGAAGGATAACGGCTAAATGCCGACAATAAACGAGCGCGTCGATCAGCTATTGACGCAACACGATCTCGACTTGATCGCGTTCCAGAACGGGCAAATACGCGACGTAGTTTCTCAGATCAACGAACTGCAAGGCGAGATTGTCGATTTATTGAAAGCCGCCGAGCCGAGGAGTCGCCGACAGCTTGAGCAACTTCTGGATCAGGTCAACCGAGCAATCGACCGCACTTATGTTGCGATGGCCGCGCAATCGGTCGAGGCGTTTGTCGGATTAGCGGCAACCGAATCGGCGGCGGTTGCGTCTATCACACAGCAGGCGTTTCGCGCACCTATCGCGCCGAAATTAATATCGTCTGAGGTTGCGCTTGAAATAGTAGAAACCGGCCTTGTGCCGAACGACAGAACCGGCTTGACGGTTGCCGAGCGGTGGGCGCGTCAACGCCGAGGACTAAAAGACAACACAAAGGACGCGCTAAACTATGCAGTACAGAACAACCAAACGCTTGACGATATGCTCGGCATTATTCGCGGCAATCGGTCTTTGCAGTTTCGCGATGGGGTGGTTTTTAAATCGAAGGCAGGCGCGGAAACTCTCATACGAACGGCAACCGATACTGTGATAAACTCGGCGCGTTTGGCATCGTATCAGCGCAACGCAAACGTCATTCGCGGGGTGCAGGCTAACGCCGTCCTCGACAACCGGACGACGATACTCTGCCGGACGCGGAACGGGTATGCGTGGGATTTGCAAACGGGGCGCGGGTTTAGAGGAACGCCGATAAGTTTTCCGGGTACCCCGCCGTGGCATTTTAACTGCCGCACGACGCTCGCGCCGATCTTTAAATCGTTGGAAGATTTGCAGGCCGTCCTCGACCCCGAACTGAGCGAGGACATCGCGCAACGGGGCGAGCGGTTTCCAATCGACGGCAAGCCTGCCCCGACTCCGACGTTCGCCAAGACGTTCGCCGCAATGAGCGAGGCCGAACAGAAAGCGACTATTGGCGCGGGTCGGTTGCAGTTATACAAAGACGGAAAAATAACGTTGAAGGACTTACTCGACCAACAAGGTCGCACACTAACCGTAAGAGAATTAAAGGAGAAATATGGCGACGCTTAACAGCATCATCGACGCGGGTGCTTTTGACAATCTGCCAGAGGGCACCAAAGAGCATTACACGCAAGACGGCGATAAATACGTTTTGCAGACCGACAGCAACGACAAAATCGACGAGTTCAGAAACAACAACCGCAACCTATACCGCGAGAACGAAGAACTCAAAAAAAAGCAGGCCGAGTTCCAAGCTCAACTCGCCGAGTCGCAGAAGGAGGTGCAACAACGCACCGAAAAAGAACTTTTGAGCGAGGGCAAGATTGACGAACTGCTCGACAAACGCACCGAGGCGATGCGCCAAAGTTACGAGCAAAAAATCAACGAAATGTCGCAACAATACCAATCAGCAGAGCAGACACTTGACATACACATCGTTGAGAACCAAATTAGAGATGCGGCCATTAAATCCCATGCGCGAAACGACCGAGCCGTTGAGCATATCATTCGGGCAATAAGGCCGCAACTCAAGCGAGACGGAACGACCGCCGTCCGCGTAGATGCACAGGGCAACCCTGTGATGAGTTCCGACGGGAAAACGCCGCAGGGCATTCCCGATCTGGTCGAAGAATTAAGGGCATCGGATTCGTTTCTGTTCGCAGAGTCAACGGGGTCGGGTGCTAACGGCGGCGAAACCGCCATGCAAAACGGAAAGAAACGCATACGCCGCTCCGAGATCGGCAAATATGTGTCGGAAGTATCTAAAGGCGAAGTTGAAATAGTAGACGGATAATAACAGGAGCATAGGCGCAAGCAGTTCACATATTCACCGCATTACCGCCGAGCGGCAATCTGGTGCGATGCTCCGAGAGCAATATCAACGGGTATCAACCCATAACCTTTTTTTTAAGGAGATTGCCGCATGGCAAATACAGTAACACCTCTTGTCGATAAGCTGATTGCGCGAGGCTTGGAAGTTTTGCGCGAGAACGCTGTCATGCCCCGCTTGGTCAACTCGACCTATAGCAATGTCGCCCGCGACCGTGGCGATACCATTACCGTCCCCGTCGGCGCAGAAATTAGCGCGTCCGCAGTTTCTACGAGCAACACCTCTGCGGCGGCAGGCGATACCACCTTGACGAGCAAGACCATTTCTCTCAACCAGTGGTACAAGGCCGGTTTCTTTCTCACCGATCAGCAGATCACGCAGATCGACGTTGACGCATTCCAGACCCTACAGGGCGACGAGGCCGTCCGTTCGTTAGCTAACAACGTGGACAGCTATATTCTCGGCTTGTATAAGGGCGTATACTCGCAGGCAGGCACGGCAGGCACAACGCCTTTCGCGTCGAACCTCAACGCTTGGACAACCGGCGCACGGGCAAAGCTCAACGAGTTTAAAGCACCGTTGGAAGATCGTGCCGTTGCTCTGGACGCAGATGCCGAAGGAAATGCTCTTAACAACCGCGCTCTGCAAGACGCTTCCTACCGCGGATCGACCGAGGGAATTATAGCCGGTGACATCGGTTATGCGCTCGGCGCGTCTTGGAACCTCGACCAGAACATTCCCACGTTCACCAACGCCAACGGAACGCCGACGAGTTGGTTGGTCAACGATGCGTCAACCGCCGCAGGCGATACGACCATCGGGATCGACACAGGTAGCAACAACCCCGTCGAAGGCGACATCTTTACCATCGCCGGTTCCTCTCAGCAGTTTGTTGTTTCTTCTTTTGCGGGCGGCAACTTGACGTTTGCTCCCGCTCTGGACGCGGCTGTTGCTGACAACGCCGCGATTACTTTCGCCGCATCTCACGTTGTCAACCTCGGCTTTCAGCGCAACGCTTTCGGTTTCGCTATGGCCCCGTTGATGGACGCGAGCATGAACTCGGAAATGATGAGACAAGTCACGGACGAGAAAACAGGCTTGACGATGCGCTTGGAAGTGACGCGCCAAGAAAAGCAGTGGAAGTTTGAATACGATATTCTCTATGGCGCGACGCTACTGCGTCCAGAGTTGGCCGTTCGTATTCTTGGATAGTTTTGTCGATGGGGCAGGGGAGCGATCCCTTGCCCCATTAACCGATTAGGTAAATATGCCAGAAATAAAAACGATAAAAATCAAACACGCCGACGGGTTCGCTATCGTCAACGCCTCCGATTTTGACGAGGCAACAATGGAATTATTCGACGAGGCGAAACCAAAAGCAAAAGCCAAGCGATCAACCAAAAAGCGCAAGGCAACTTCTGAGGTGACAAGTGGCGATTGATCTATCGACAGATGGGTATTGTGAACTTGCCGATGTGCAGGCAATGGTTCAGCAGTTCACCATTGACACAAACAGCGACCCGTCAAGCACCGAGGTCGAGGGATTTATCACGCAAGATTTCAGCGAGATCAACGGCATTTTGCGCGGTCGCGGATATGCCGCGCCGGTTGCTCCACAGGGCGGGCAATTAGCAAAGTCGGGCGGCGGTCAAATTGTTTTGAAAGAAACCGCCGACTTGATGGACACGATTTTGTCGCTGAAGGCATCGACGGGAACGCTCGTCGGATCGGTTCGACGCGGTGACTTTATAAAAATACAAGGCGACAATCAACGGTATATGATTATTGATGATGATATAGTCAACACTGACGGCGAGATTGTTGTCGAGATTGTTCCGTTTATAGAATTAAAGGCCGACGCAAACACGCAAATCACTTATAACGCCTGCTCTGACGCATCAAATATTCTCAAGACGTTAAACGCTACTATGTCGGCGATACGAACACAACGCGCCGCTTATAGCTCATCGGCTACAGGGACGGACGAACTTCTTGAGCCGCTTATTGTCGAGAGAAACCGAATAATGGACAACATTCGGAACGGTCTATATGATATTCCGTCCGCAGATATAGAGCGCGAATCAGCAGGCGGTTCGCTGTCACTGTTAAGGAGTTAAAGAAATGTCGAAACCTACTGTCGCCGATATTGCAAGCGCAATCTTACCGGCAGGCGTTCGCCCCGATGCCGAGGGTATAGAAAAAATACAAGTGGCGATTGACGAAACCGCAAAAGTTCCCGCAGAGGGCGCGGGATATGTTGAGCAGATGAACCAAAAACAGGCCAACATACAAGCCGCGATTGACGCGCTGACCGGCGAGCCTGCGCCAAAAAAAGCCGCAGTAAAAAAGGCTAAAGAAAAAGCCGAATGATTGAAATTCGCGTCGCAGGCTTGGAAAAATTAGAGGGCGTTGAGGGCGAACTCCGCGAATGGGGAGAACGTCCCTTTGACGGCGGCGCGGCGTTGCGTATAAAAAGAAATTGGACAGAGCGCATCGACAAAGCGTTTACAAGTAAGGGCAAAAGTATCGGCTACGATTGGCCTAATTTGAATAAAAAATATGCCGCTTGGAAAAATCGCCATTTTCCAAACCGCCCGTTGCTTGTTTTACGCGGCCATCTCCGCGACTCACTGACAAACGAGTCGAGCCGTCAGATGGTTTTCAATAGGGCAGGCGGTCGTCAGTTAATCATAGGCACAAGAATTAAATATGCGAAGTTTCACCAGTACGGAACGAAGAAAATGCCCGCCCGACCGTTTGTCAAAGTCGATCAAGGACTCGTCAACGATTGGGCGAAGGAAATGAGAAAAGACGTTGAGAAGGCGATGAAAGGTTCGACCCGATGGCGGGAACGATAAACCCACAAGACGCGGCTAACTCGCTCATAACGACCTTACAGGCCGGAATGACGGCCAAGCTCGCCGCATTGGATACTTCGTATGGTGACGGGATAACGCTTGACGGCGTTGACTATTTCTGGCGGTCGCCGCAAGAAAATTATCCGGCCAACGTAAACCTCGTAATTGTTCCGACATCGACCGAGGCGGTCAACTCGCCCGATCAACGGCAACTGCATTATATAAGCATCGAGGTCATTGTCACAACGAGTCAATCCTCGGCGACCTACTCCGGTACGGAGATGATAACAATCCGACTATGGCGCACCTGTCGGGCGGTGCAAGAGTTGATCAATAAATCGACTCTAAGCGATGCAGTGGATCAAGTTTTTTTAGAACGTATTGACGCGAGCGAAATCGGCGCGGATGGTTCGACTTTTCAGCAACGAGCCGAAATGCAATTGTTAGTTTACACTTCCTAAACAGGAGACAAAAAAATGGGAGTTGATAATTTTTCGTACGGCTCGGACTTAGTCGGCTTTATCGTTGCCGAGTCAAGCTATGGAACAGCGGTCAAGCCTGCCGCGACGGATGCGTTTCGCGCTACGTCAATAACGATGGGCGCACCTGTTGGGCGTGAAATGCCTAACGACCGACGCGACACGCGAAGCCGCGTAGAGCGAACAATCACAAGAACGCCGGTGCAACCATTCAGCGCATCGGGCATCTTGCGGCCTTCGGGTTCTGCCGGAACTGCGCCGGACATCGGTCTGTTTTTAAAGCACGCACTCGGAACGGAAACGGTAAGCGGCGGTTCTTCGGTGACGTATAGCTTGCTAAAAGACCCGACCGCGTTGTCGGCGAGCATCTACCGCAAAACTTCCGACCTTTCGGAAGGCGTTTTTGGTGCGGTCATTCAAAACTTAACCTTCAATTGGTCGGGCGATTCATATGCTACATGGACGGCGAGCGGTATCGGCAAGGACTATATCCAGACAGGGAACAGTTTGGCGAGTGGGGCAGGTAGTAGCGCAACCGCGTTAGTCGTTGACGATGCCGATTTCTTCTCACCGTTTTCGGTCATTAGCGTTGGAAGCACCGACAACGTGCAAGTCACCGCTGTCAATTACTCGACCAACACGTTGACAATTGCCTCGTCTTCTTGGTCTGACAACGATGTAGTCAAGCCGTTTACGCCATCGCCAACGCTCGCAGGCGATCCGTTGTTTGGCACGGCGGGAACGCTGTCGCTTGATAACGGCTCGACATCTATCACGCATTTAGGCGGTAGCCTGTCGATCAATACGGGTATTGACTTACTCAATACCGAATACGGGAGCAGTTCGGCGGCAGACGTAACGGTTCCGGCTTACCGCGAAGTCACCGGCTCGCTCGACTTTTTGGTTCGCAAGGATGAGGTGAATCTTTTCAACGAGTTCCGTCGCAACGTCCAGAAGGATTTGCTTTTTACTATCGGCGATACCACCGGCAAGCGCATGAAGATCAACTGCAACGTGACCGAACTTGACCCAACGCAACGCGACTCGCCAGACGCGGACATGATCCGTTATAGTGTCAACTTTGTCGCTCTGGCAAGCTCAAGCGGCGAGGATGAGGTGACGCTCGTATTTGATTGATTTCGACGCACTCTTGGATAGGGTGTGGGGATTGCGTCACCCCTCTCAACCGATGAGAAAAGCACCCTATCCTCTGACGCAAAGAGGAAAAACATGGAATTAGGATTAACTTGGTTTAAGTATACGCCGACATGGAAAAGCAACCGCGACCTTCCAGAGTCGGAGCAGTTATCTCTTGAGATAAAACGCTTGCGCCCTGTTGATACGCTTTACGAGGAGTCAGAGAACACGGTCAACGAATGGCGCGACGAGCAACTCAAGCGGTGGATTAACGACCCCGAATATGGGGAAGCGATTACGCAGATGCCGATTGAGGTATTGCGATTAATTAAGCGGTTTGCAACGCACACGCGAAAGTTTCAGAATTTTGTTTTTGGTGGCGAAGAAAAGACCGACCCCGTAGAAATATTTTTAAACATTCCGAACCCGACCACCTCGTCACAGACAGATTCGCTCATTATGGAAATTATTAGAGTGTTGGGCGAAACGGCGCACCTTACGGGCGAAGAATTAAAAAACTACGCGGCGCGGCCAGATGGTTCTATTTCGGGGTAGATAAAGGGTGCGTTGCCTGTATGGGTCGGCGCAAGCCTTCGCGGTGCTTGCACCCTGCGGGCAAGGACAGAGGCGGCTTACTTGGCGAGGTCGCTTTTAAGGGATGCCCTGCGTTACGCATCACCGATCTGAGTCGCGCCTTATACGAGATACACGACGTATCTCACTCGGTGCAACAGGGCGGCTATTTGCGGCATATGGACTTTGCCGATATTATAGAAATGCCGCACATTGTAAAAAATGGTTTCGACGTTATCGCAGACGAAACCGCAACCATTTTGAGAGAACAAAATGCCCGCAGTTCGACAGGATTTGACGGTAGCGATAAAACTGAATGACCAGTTTTCGGCTCCGCTCCGCGACATACAAAACGAAACCTCAAACACATTTGACGAAAACAAGCAGGGGTCGTTTCTCTCCGGCATAAAAGCGTCAACGGTTGCACTGGCAGGGATGGCAACGGCAGGTATTGCCGCCGTCGGTGCAGGGTTGACGAGCGCGTTTAATCAAGCGAGAGAGTTTGAGCAATCGATGGCCGACGTTTCGGCTATTACGGGCGCGACCGGCGAAACTCTGGAGGGATTAAGCGAACTTGCCCGCGACATGGGCGCAACGACGGCCTTCTCTGCGAAAGAAGCCGCCGAGGGTATCCAGTTCCTCGGTATGGCCGGATTCGATACCAACGACATCATGGACGCACTGCCCTCGACGCTAAGTCTCGCGTCGGCCGCGGGTATGGAGTTAGGCGCGGCGGCAGACATAGCGTCGAACATTATGAGCGGTATGGGTATGACCGCCGACGAATTGGATGGCGTAGTTGACAAGCTCGCCCAAACGTCGCGCAACTCAAATACCGATGTCGGGATGTTAGGCGAGGCGTTCAAGATGGTTGGCCCTACTGCGTCGGCGGCGGGCGTTGAGTTTGACGACGTAACGACCTCGCTCGGTTTACTTGCTAACGCGGGTCTGCAAGGTAGCATCGGCGGTACGTCACTTAACTCAGCACTCCGCGCAATGATTAACCCGTCGAAAGAGGCGGCAAAAGAAACGGAGCGGCTTGGTCTAAACTTCAAGGATACCAACGGGAATATTCTCCCGATGGTTGACATTTTAGAACAGTTAGACGAGAAGTCGGTCACAACGCAACAGGCGTTTGAGATATTCGGCACGGAGGGGGCGAGGGCAATCAATGCGCTACGGGCGCAGGGCATCGACTCATTCAATGCGTTAGATACCAAAATAAAAGAGTCGGGCGGCGTTGCTGAAGACATGGCAAAAGTTCGGCTCGGATCGTTTGACGGTGCGGTTCGACAGTTGCAATCAGCTTTGTCTGAAATGGCGATTTCTGTTGGCGAGAATATTGTTCCGATGGCGAGCGCGTTAATTAATGACTTCCTACTTCCGGCAGTAAGTAACACCAACGAATTCGTCAAATCCGTCGGCGGTTTCGGTCAGATGTTTTCTGACGCGCTCGCCGTAATTGTCGGTTTTAAAAATACCGCAATCAATGTATTAAACGAACTCCTCAACAACGCCGACTTCGCAGAAAACTTTTTAGGCAACCTCGGCGGCATATTTACCGCGTCGATGAACTTGGTCAGCAACTTCGCCGTCGGCCCTTCTGGTCAGGGCGGCATGTATGGAATTATTATTGAGTTGGGCAAGATAATCTGGTCGCCGCTCAAGCAAGCATTTCTCGCGTTTTGGGATTTTATAAAAACGCCATTGATTGAAGGCGTAAACTTTATTGGAGAAAAGTTTACGGGATCAATCAACGGAATAATCGACACATTCAACGAGTTAGGTCAACATATCGGCCTAACGATTGACAATATAGACTTTGAGCCGCTAACGGTTGACGCTCCGAAAACATTCAAAGAGAGATACGCAGAAGTACAAACCGACGTTCGGCAATCGTTGACGAATATTAAAAGTCATGCGTCGGAAATGGGCGAGGAGTTAGAAAAAGACACGAATCGCGTAACGAACGCGATTGCTGTCACTGCCGAATCCGCAAGCCATTTAGTTGACGAGGGAATGAAAGAGGTTGTTGAAAAATACAACGGATCGGTCACTAAAATAGAGGAGTCGGCAAAAGATGACGGCGAAAAGATTGGCGAGGAATTAGGCGAAGGAGTACAAGAGGGATTTGTTCCCAAAATAGACGTTGTTGGGACAGAGGTCAGCAATACCTTAACCGATAGACTAAAACAAAACTTTGGAGACAAAAAGGCCGAAATCGGCAAATCTCTACAAGATGCAATGGTCGATGGCATTAGTACGGGAGATTTTGAAAGCTCGTTTGCCAGTTTGGGCCAAACGATCGGCGGTATTCTTGGCGGCCCGATAGGGGCGGTGGTTGGCGGCAAGTTAGCACAAGCCGCCTCATCTCTCATATTCAATACTGGCCCCTCTGCCGCTCAGAGGGCGACGGGCGCGTTTGGGGCAATACTACAGGGGTTTGAAGCGGCAAGCGGCGCACTGGCCGAAACAGGCGGGTTTCAAGGGGCTTTGGAGGGGATTTACAATCGCAAAGGGGAAGTTAAAAATCTTTTAGGTGTTAGTAAATTAGGCGAACAATTAGTTGATTTTGGACTAAGCGAAGAAGCGGCCCGACTTTTATTGTTTAACTTAATACCCAAACTGCGGCGTGGCGATGATCTGCCCGCCGCAGAGTTGCGTAAAGTTCAAGACGAACTCCGCGAGGCATTAATCACACAAGAAGTCGCCGATATTTCTGCCGCAGAACGCGCACGGACATTTGAAGAGGGAATCACCGCAGAGGCAGAGCGTCGCCTCGACTTAACAGAAGCGGCCAACGGGTACAATGGCATGATCGGCGGGCCGACTTTATTTTTAGCAGGGGAGCAAGGGCCAGAACATGTAAACATCACGCCTGCCTCTCGGATGCGCGGCGGGTTTGTTGGTAGCGGTGGGAATAATTTCCATTTTAATTTTTCAGTTTCAGCTATCGACGAGAAGAGCGTCAAAGGATTTATTGAAACCGACGCGAAAGATTTTATTGTCAATATGCTACAGCGCGAATCAACGCGAGGGCGTTCCGTTATGTATAACACCGGCCTTGTTGCCGATCCAAGCGTATAACCCCATATAAGGCTCT